TCCCAACCGTTTACTGCTTCAGACATCTTTTCGGAAATGGACCGTCGTCCGCGGTAGCTGTACAGGTAGCCCCGGTTTTTCAAATCCTGCATGGTTTCATCCAGCAAGTATGCGGCCTGCGCCAAAATCAACCAATCCCCTGTTTCAAAGTTAATGTTGTTGGTGTTCACTATCTTCTCTATTAAACCATTGCCTTGCTTGGGAAAATAGTTTTTTGGAACGCGGCGGCGAATGCGTTTTGCGATTTTGCTGGCTATTGCATGGACGTTTGAAGGTATCCGGTACGACTGCTCTAGGACCTCGAATCCCCCGTTGAGGCCAATAAAATGGTCTACATCAGCCCCGGCCCACCGATAAATTGCTTGGTCGTCGTCGCCAGCGCAGTAAATACGTTCGCTATGTTTTTCTATTACGTGAGCTACGTCCCATTGTAGAGGCGACAGGTCCTGTGCTTCGTCAATAAAACTGACCTCAAGCGGCGGGCAGTACCGGCTGCCTTGTGCCACGAACACTTCGAGCATGTCCGTAAAATCGTAGAGGCGTTGTTTGTTTTTGTATTCCTGAAAGGAGCGTGCCACATAACTCAGGCTAGCCCATTCTACATCCGCGTCGCTTTCATCGTATTGTCTGCGGAGCGATATTTTTTTGAGCCGCGCCAAGTTAATCAGGCTGATATACGGGTTGTCCCGCTTGTTGAAATCAAATACATCGTCACTGCTTGCCCCACTTACTGCTCCAAGGTCCACGCCCAGAGCACCGCTTAACTCTCTGTAGTGCTCTGGCTGCATGATCTGTTCTTGACGTATGCCGGACAGACGCAAAGCGAAGCTGTGCAAGGTTCGAAACCAAGGCAACTGATCTCTTTCCAAGTCAAAGCGCTTCACGGCGCGGTCTACTGCTTCATTTGCAGCTTGGCGCGTAAAGGCAAAATAACCGATCTTGTTTGGATGAACACCGTCATTCAACGCATCGTCTACCTTGTTAAGTAAGGCTGTGGTTTTGCCCGTTCCCGGCGGGCCATAAATACGAAAAATTTTGGTATCCATTTTACGTCACGGTTTGTTGCTGATAATCGACGATATCGGTTTCTTCCATGTCTTCGACGGCTTCTTCAATGGTTCCAAAACGCTCAATAAACACTGGACTGCTTGGGCCAACATAGGCGTCAACTACATTAAAAAACATAAACTCTTCAGCTTCTGTTTCTGTCATACCGTCCCTGTCCACGAGCACTTTGATGCATTTTGCCAGATCGTATACAGCGATCCGCAGGCACCCAACTCTGTGTGCTGTACCGATAAAAGCTTTATCAAATCCATTTGCTATAATCAAAACGGAGCCTCCTCTTGGTTGAAAGTTTTTGTGCTAATCTCGACCTCCGGGCTATCGAAAGCGGGTATGATCCACACCCGTATCGGCTTGCCTTTCACCTTGAGCAGTGTACTTTCTCCACCCATATCGCGCAATCTCTGTGCGATCTTGTGGCTTTTGTACTCAAAGAACTTGTTACGCTTCAGAAAATTTTCAAAGTCTTTGAGGCGGAAATATGTTTTGCTGACCTCTTCGTCTGTCCAAGGCCGACGCAGCAAGATCTCTTCTTTATCTTGGGCTTGTTGCATGTTGGAACAAAAATCTTCAAGGTATTCGTAGAACTGACCGCTAATGCTTGCATCTTGCGCCACTTCAATAATGGCGCTCTCGTTGTCTTTCATCTCGTTCATAAGCGCACTAATCCGGTTTTCCCAAATTTGCTTGCTTACCGACATCGGCATGAAGTTAAGCTGTTCCATACACATTTTCTGAAACACGGGCTGGCTCAGTAAAGCTTCGGTGTCCAGTTCTAGGGGTTCTCCGTTTACGTCCAGAAACCAGACCGGCGGTACAGAGTTGTACTTACGCAAGTTACCTATCGCGGCGTTTTGTATAGCCGCACCGATACCAAACTTTCTGGTCTGGCATAGCTCTTTGTTGCAGTGCGAGTTAATGGGCGCGTCATTACATTTGTAGGCGTAGTCCTTTTTCTCCAACTGCTTGGCAACAATATTGACCTCAGACAGCGGCAAAGGCGGGTCCAAATACTGCATATTGTAGGTCAGTATTTCCGATTCCCAGCTATCGGGGTAAGCCTTACGCAGATACACACCAAGATTAAACAGACCATTGTTTCTTCCGCCTTCAGATATTTTGCTTTTTGCTAAGATTTGCAGACACGGGGGTCCGTCGTAGAAACTACCGCCCTTTGCCTCATCACCGATTTGCAGTTTGTGTAACTGCTCTAGCGTTTGTTTGTATTTGTCGTAGAGCTCAAAAAACTCTGCCAATGTCGCGCTTGTGCCGTCGTCTAGGAAGGCGTAGCGCAGACCCTCGTCAGCGTTGTAATAAGGTAGGTTCAAGAAGTTGCCTACATCGTCACGCTCCAAATGTAGCTTGACCTGTTTTGGAAATATCTCACTGCCCCCGTAACCAAGTGCGGCGGCAATCTGCTGTAGTGTTGCTTGCATATCTTTTGCGTCCACCCACTCGCTAGTGAACAAAAAACAATGCGCTCCCCCTGACTTTGACCGGCACACAACCAGCGGCAAATCAAGCTTACGGATTTTTTCAATCAACAATTTGTGGTCCAGAGGGTATTGATCAATGTCAATACACCCCCAGACGCACTGGTTCTGCTCGTTTATTGGAATGATTCCAATTCCCGTGCCCTTACCAGCAAGGTGGTTTTTCCAAGTTTCGTTGGTCCGCGGTTCGCGTATGACTGCGGCCCGTCCAGTGGACTTACCATTGGCCGCAGTTTTTTCAATCTTGAAAACGCCATACGCGAGTTGCAAACCATCAAAGATGGTTTTGAATTTTTTAACAGACATTTCGGCCCCCAAGTGCCAAGGCGGGGCAGTGCCCCGCCTTAGTTTTTAGAACGGGCTTGCTTCTGTCTGTACAGCAGATTCGTTTTCGTGTTTAACGACAACCTCGTCAGCTTGGATAGAACGCGAAAACTCTTTGGCCGCCTGATACAGCCCAGCGTCTTGGAGTAGTCCAACTTTGCTAATTTCCCAGCCATGCCAGCTGCCCTTGTCGTTTGACTCTTTAAGCGTTGTCAAATGATACATATGGCTAAACCGTGGCGGGGTAAACAATCCGCTCTTGCCTTCAATTACGGTTGAAGAAATCATGGAGTTCCATTTCTTACTTTTCTTCAACTGTGTCGCTTTCATCGCAATAAGCGCAGCTTCAAACGTCTTGTCTTCTTTAACAAGCAGAACAAAATGCTGATGCGTGTCTTCCAGATAGTCACCGGAACTGTCCGTCAACATGTCTTTGTTTGTATCTTTGTCCCGCTTGGTTTCAGGCATCACATCAGTGGTTAGAAAAATAGCCTTGGGGGCTTTCATGCCAGAGCCACGAGGTGCCCATTGCAAAAACCGCCGGTTGTAGTGGCATGGCACGACTTTGATGCCCTTCTTGCCATCAAACAATTCACCACTCACCGTATTGTAAACCATCCCCGGAACAGCACCCTCGACAAAATCTAACTCGTCGTTCTGCCCGCTAAGTATTTTTAGAAAGGGCAGAGCCAAATCTTCTTGACCGACGTTTTCATTACCAAGACCTGCGTCTTGTTCAAACAAGTTTACGTCCATTGTTGCAACTGCTTTTTTAGAGGTCGTTGCTACCTCACCTTTTTTCGCCATCTTACTTACTCCGTTTAATGACTGCACGTTGGCCGACATAGGCCCCGAAAAGTTCAGAGGGAAATTCATCACCGTTTTCAACCCGCTCTTTGATAAACGCGCGGAGCGTGCTGGTGTGAATCTCTTCTTTCTGTGTGGGAATAAAGCCCTCTTCTTTTGCAAGAGCCGTGAACGCCGAAGCGCTGTCGTCCTCACCGCGCCCGAAAGCACAGGTGACTGTGTTCTTGATAATATCATCATATCCATTTTCTCTGAGCCACTCATATGCTTGTGCCCGCTCTTCTACTTTGATGGATGCCCCGTAAGTCGGTTTGATTGTGACTTGGGAACCGTCCTCTAGTTTAAATTCACTCAAGCCGATTTCTTGCAGCATCGACGGCAAGTCTTCGTCCGTAAGTTTCAACAACTCACGCTTCTTTTCCTTAAGCATATTTTCGAGATTTGCGATATCATCTTCGCTGGTACGGATGGCGACTGCCAGTTCCGCGATTGTCGAAAGGCCAACTTGATTGACGCTTTCCACTTTACTAGGACCGGCATTAACGTCGGCCTCAAGCTCATCTAAAAAATCGTTCATTTTTCGATCTCCGTGTTTAAAGTTTGTGTCCAAACTTGACAGGTCAGACAGTATCTGATTTTATGCGTATGTCAAGGATAAATTATGTACCAATTTAAAACAAAACCATACGCCCATCAGATGACTGCTTTGCAGGAGTCTTGTGAAGCAGAATATTACGCCCTGTTTATGGACATGGGGACAGGCAAATCTAAGGTAGCCATTGATACTATTGGGTATTTGTACAGCCAGCAAAAGATCAACGCGGCTTTGGTCATCGCGCCAAAAGGCGTTTATGATAACTGGGTCAAGGGCGAGATACCCACGCATTTGTGGGACGCAGTTCCGCGGTCCGTGGTGCGCTGGACGCCAAGCACCTCCAAGAAATACCAAGAAGAGCTACGTGAACTTATTAAAGAACCGTTCGCGGGAATGAAGATATTTGTCATGAACGTCGAAGCGTTCAGCACGGCCCGTGGGACCAAGGCGGGTGCTTTGTTTTTACAGAACAACCCAAACAACATAGTGATTATCGACGAGAGCACGACGATTAAGAACCGCAAAGCGTTGCGGACCAAAAACATTTTGCAGCTTCGTAAGTTCTCCAAGTATCGCCGTATCCTGACGGGTAGCCCCGTCACAAAAAGCCCGATGGATTTGTTTAGCCAGTGCATGTTTCTGAGTGAAAAGGCGCTGGGCCACAAGAGCTACTACAGCTATCAGAACCGATATGCTGTTGTACAAAACCGTCAGATTAAAGGGCGGTCTTTTCAAGAGATAGTGGACTATCGGCGTCTGCCGGAACTGAACGGCAAACTGGACCAGTTCAGCAATCGCGTGTTGAAAGAAGAGTGCTTAGATTTGCCCGCCAAGGTTTACGTGAAACGCGAAGTGCCGCTGACTGACGAGCAGTCCAAGCTGTACGTGCAAATGAAAAAGCTTGCTTTGGCAAAGCTGGACAATGGAGAACTTGCGACGACACAGAGCGTGCTGACGCAATTGATGCGCTTGCAGCAAATATGTTGCGGTCATTTGGTGGACGATGACGGGAACTTGAACACGATCAAGAGCAGTCGGACAGCGGAGCTATTGAATGTTTGCGAAGAAATAAACGGGAAAGCGATTATCTGGTGCACGTACACGCACGATATCAAAGACATTGAAAGACAGTTGCAGAGTAGGTTTGGGCAAGACGCGGTGGCGGCTTACTACGGTGAAACGCGTCAAGACATCCGCCAAGAGACGGTAGACAAGTTCCAAGACCCTGATGATCCGTTGCGGTTTTTTGTAGGTCAGCCAAAAACAGGCGGTTACGGCATTACGCTGACCGCCGCAAAGACGGTCATTTATTACAGCAATAGCTATGACCTAGAAATACGTTGGCAATCGGAAGACAGAGCGCACCGCATCTCACAAGATCAGAAGGTGACATATATTGATTTTGTTGCGCCGGATACGATAGACGAAAAGATACTCAAGGCCCTGAAAGAAAAGATACACCTAGCCGGTCAAGTCATGGGTGAAGATGCGCGGAATTGGTTAATTTAAATTTTACATTTCTCTGGTAATTAAAGGCAAAACTTATACAGAGGTTTTGCCATGATATTAGAAACAGCAGCAATTATTTGTAGCCTTGTTACTTACGACGTAACCATGTCCTACACACATGGCCGTCCGTCCGGTTTTGTACGTCGATGCAAATATGAATGCAGCGATACAGGGAAACAGACGCACTGGCATCCTGAAAAAAATCAGTGCCCAACAAAAATTTTAAAACCCGCACGAGGTTTGTATTTTGGTTGATTGGAAGAAAGGAGGAATCAGACCAACTCTCTGGTCTTATTAGACTACGGAGGGGGCACCATGGAAACGAAAACTTGCATAATATGTAAGCGTACAAAACCGTTAAATGAATTTAGTGCAACGGCTAAAACACGGCGGCACAAAAACAAAGATGGCACTGGTGTGGTGAACAGGTGTAATGTTTGTGTCAGCAGTCAGCGAATGAAGCGGCAAAGTTTTTCCGCAGAAAATTACCTAAAAGACCACTACACCAAAAGCAAATCTAGCCGCAAAGATAAATTTGAATGGTCAATTACCGTTGATGATGTTTTGGCACTTTGGGAACAGCAAGAGGGAAGATGTGCTTTATCCGGTGTTTACATGACACATCATCAGGATCGTGGGGAAAGAAAAGACCTCAATGCTTCAATCGACAGAATAAGGTCGATGGAAGGGTACGTTCCAGACAACATTCAATTAGTCTGTCAGCGGGTTAATTTGATTAAAAATGATCTTGATGAAGCGTCTTTATACTGGTGGGTAAAAAACCTGTATGATTCCTTTTGCGACTAACTAAACATCATATTATCTACGTTGACCCATTCGGTATAGGAACCGATTGTACTCTTGTTGAAGAGGCGACATACCCGCAGTCCCAAAAGATTGCCCAAACCTATCAAACTCTTCTCTGCGAAATTGTCTACCATCATCTAAAGTGCGAATTTCGCTGTCCGCGGTTCCATATCTGACTGGTCCAAAGTATGAATCAAAAGCAACATTTGGATCACCCTGATCTTCAAGAAGGCTGCCGATACCAGCTTTTGCCTCCGTTACAAAACCTTTCGTGGGAGCTCCACTGGTCGTTGCAACATTTGCACCTAAAGGAGCAAAACCCAACCCGGATAAGTTGTATTTTTGCGGGTTGAAGGCGACATCAACCGCCTGTTGGCGTAGTTGAGAATCACGACGCACTGCGGATTGCACTTGTTCGTCTGTATATCCAAATGTCGGTGCTGCTGGTTCTGACAAAGTAAAAGCAGAGGTCCGCGGTCCAGCGTTCCATTTTTTTGCTGCCTCGTTGTACGCATTCATGTCTTTGACATATTGCTCGTACTTTTGTTCATACTCCGAATATGCGTCTTTTATATCGCCCGGCAGGCGTCCGGATAAAGGTACACCCATTAGCCCATCAAACTCCCTATACCTTGAATTAAGTCTTTATCTTCTGGAAACAAAGCGGCAAAACGATTGCGGTCAACCGGCCCCGAAGCTGTGGTTGCGGGTTTAATCGGGGCCGGTTGTGTGCTGGGCGCGGGAGGGGCGGCAGCAATCGGTGGCAATACTTGACGCGGTTGCGCTCGTGCTACCGGCACTTGCGGCAAAGCGCTTTGTTGGTCTGGTTCAGTTGGTTTTTCTGTATCTTCAACTGTTTCTCTAATTACGCCCGGAGTTGCACCTTTTGCAACATTTGTTACCAAAGCGCCGAAACCATTTCGGCCCATAATAGATAAAAATTTTCTAGCTTGGCGCGCTTCTTGTTCTGCTGTTTTAGGGTTAATTAAAAGTGTAGCCACAAGTTGAGGGTCCGTAAAAGTTGTCATCAAAACATCTAGTTTTTTTGAAAACGGTATTTTTTGGGTAAAATCATTGACAAGTCTTTTGCCTAGCGAAGCCGCAGAAATAGAGGCAGGACCGGTTGGACCGCCTGTAACCGTAGAATAGGCACGAGTACCGCCAGCAAGACCCAGTATTCCAGTGAAAAAAGAACCAATCGGGCCCATTTGATCTACAACTTCTCCGACATTTTTGCCAGCAACTTCGGCATTTTTAACTCGCAGCATCTGATCTAGAACTGTTTTCACTCGTTTGACGTCACTCGCATCAAAGATACCATAGTCTTGTGCTAAAGACATAAGAGTTCTTGATCCGCCCTTAGTGGCTACAGTTTGATTTGGTAGAGGTTCAAACAACAGTTTTTGCATGACACGAGGATCAACAATACCCCCATCGCCGCCCGCTTGCAAAAGCACGTACTCAAATATTGCTGATTGTTGACCAGCTTTGACTTGTTGTGTGAAATCAATTGCTTGGTCTGTTGGCATATTTTGTGGTCTGCGAGTAGTTAGCCGAAACAAACGCTGCAAGCCCTTGACAGGATCTGCTTGACGCGAACCTCTTGGTGTAAAAGTTAAAGCGTCAGCTATCGCTAGGGACGGCGTAGTATTACCTAACAAAGTTCCCAACATGGAGTCTCGACGCAAGACTTTAAGCCCCAATTTTTTACGCTCATTGGCAAGATCTAGAGCCATTTGCGCCGTGGTCGCA